GGTCGGCGGCGTGGTCGGCGCATTACGATCACATGAAACAAGAGCGCGAAATGCTTTTGCAAATTATTGGGGAATTATGATGACCGCAAAACAGAAATGGATTGAGGAAAATCTCAAGCCTGGTGAGCACTACGCTGGGATCATCTTGGGCCAGCCAGGTGAACAGGATTATCACTTGGTCGTGCTGGCCGACGAGCCGGTCAGCTGCATCAACTGGCAAACCGCCATGGACTGGGCCAAGTCGATCGGCGGAGAACTGCCCAGCCGCCGCGAGCAGCGCGTCTTGTTCGCCAACGCGAAGGAGGCCTTTAGCGACACCTGGTACTGGTCCGGCGAGCAGGGCGCCGTGTACGCCGACTATGCATGGTACCAGGGCTTCCTCGATGGCCTCCAGAGCTACACCCGCAAGAGCTACGAGGGTCGCGCGCGGGCCGTCCGAAGGATTTATTTGTAGGTTGTCTAGGCATTGAAATTGAGCAAATAACCAAAGAAACTACCGAGGAAAAACATGAGCATCAAAGAAAAAACCACAAATGACGATACCCAACGCGGCCTGTATCACAAGTTCAACGTCAACCGTACAGACGGCAAGGACGCGCCCGGCGGCACGCACGAAGGCGATGAGTATTTCGTCCTGAACCTGACCAAGGACAAATACGCCTTGCGTGCACTCCGCGTCTACGCGACGGCTTGTCAGGTCGAATATCCAGCACTCGCGGCTGACCTGTTCGCAAAATGTCGCATTGGCCAGATTGACGAGTTCGTGACCGTGCCAGAAACCACGTTGCCGAACGGCCTGGTAGTTCCGTCTTTTCAGGTCGGCAAATACCTGTCCTGCAAGGATGAGGACGGAAAGCTGACCATCAACCCGACGGACACGCCCTGGACGGAGATCAACTACCACGACGCGCGCGCCGCAGCGGCAGACGCCGGTTACAAGCTGATCACTGAGACTCAGGCGCTGGCGCTGGCCTACAACATTGCCACCCAGGACGCCAATTGGACCGGCGGGAAGGTCGGCGAAGGCAAGCTGTTTCAAGGCCTACGCGAGGGTGATTGCGACGAAGCGCAGCCTGGCGAGTTCGTACCCGACAACCAGGACGAGCGCCGCATGTTCATGCTGTCGAATGGCGAATTCATCTGCGACGCCGCCGGCAACGCCTTCTCGTGGGTCTTCGACGATGTCCAGGGCGACGAAAACGGCATCATCGCACGCCCATTCACTGCCGATTCGCCTTCCGTCTCTACATCGCCCTATGGCTCCATGGAGAAAGGCGCAGGCTGGCAACCGTCGAAGACCAGCGATTGGTCCGGCCGTGCGCTCATCCGGGGCGGCTGCTGGGACTCGTACGGCGATGTCGGCGTCTTCCGTCTCGTCTACGGCTGGCCCATCGGCGTGCGCGGCGACATCGGCTTCCGCTGCACCAAATAGCGCGGAATTCTGGGAACTGGTCACAGATCACGGCATAGCTGTGACTCTCTCAATACGGAGAAAAGAATGAAGAAACATTCAAACTGGATTCCGCTCGATGCGGCTGAAATCTATGCAGAGGGTTCTAATGCGCATAATGCAAATATTTTTCTTCGAAATAATCCCTATGAAATAGGCAGCATGCAATGGATATATTGGGCGCAAGGATGGATTCACGCAAAGATGCTGATGCAAGAAACATAATTTATACCCCCTTGCGTATCTGATTCTGTTGGTCTATAGTTCTAATCGTTGATGTGGCAGCTTCAGCGAAAACAGAGCCGATTTCGGTTTCTGTGTTTGATTAGGGGCGAGTCCCCCTGGCTGCCACCAGTTCAAGCACAGAATCCCAAATCGGCTTTTTTATTTGGTTGTGCCACATCAACCGCACTCCTAGCGTTATTAAGTGGCGGCTGCCAGCGAGGAAGAATAGGCCGATACAAATCGCCTGCGAGATTTGACTGGGCGGCAGTGCAAAGCAGCATAAGCTTTGGAGAACATGGCGTAAAAAGATGACGGCGAAAGCTGACGGGAAGATTGGCCTACTTTACAGGCAGCCATGGTTACGTGATTTGTATGACAATGCCTCGGATAGAAAGAATGACAGGGATCATCTTGACGCCCAGTCAAAGATAGCATCACAAGAAAAATAAACATAAAAGCACTTGAATTAACTCCGTGAGAATGCTATTCTGTTTTTACAGATGGTAACTTGATTATCTCATAGGGAAAAATGGATACAGAAAATAAACTCAGCAGACATGAACTCACGCACGAGCAAGGCGTTAAATTGCTTGAAGCCTTCCGCGAGTTCATGGGAGGTCATCTAGTGACAAGTGACGCTTTGATGGCGCGTACTTTAGGCGTTAAGCCTCCTGCAATCAGTCGCATTCGGTGCAACCATCTGAATATGAACGCCAGTATTCAACTGTCCATTTTGAAAGTCACAGGATGGACAGCGGCAGAGATGGCTGCAAAGCACGGCGAACCTGAGATAGTGCAGTAATTATGAAACTTGTCATCTTCAATTTCTTGGTTGTGATCGCTGTGTGTACATTCATTGCGCATTTCAGTGAGTCACATCCTAAGAGGTTGAAGATGCGCCCAGTTCAGCATCACCAGATTCAAAAGCCCAAAGAAACTCCAGATCAACAAAAGATGCGCGAACTGATCAAAGAAGGCGAGCGCTTGACCGGCATGAAAGGTAATTCATGAAGCAGCATCTTCGCCATATGCGGCAACTTCTGAGCGCACGCTTGACGATCAAGTATGCGAATTGGCGCACTGAACAGAAAATGAAGCGCTTGAATCGTCCGCATGTGCAATCTGATTTCCAGCTGGGTGATTCGATAGAAAAAATGCCTTGGAAAGATATTGCCTACGGGATTGGCGTAGCGATTCTTTTCATCTTGGTTCTGTACATCGAGAAGAATTATAAATAAGCCTTAACCCATAATCCGAGAGATTCAAACAAATGAGTAATGCTCTTTCCATCATCACTGATGATATCTACGCGTTGAAAGATAATTTTCAGGCGGCTCTTTCTAATCGGTCTTTGAGCTTTGAGCGTGAAGCTGGTTTTGCCATTCAGGCGATTAGCAAGAATGATTACACGCTGGGGATAGCATCCAAGAATCGCCAATCTGTAGTAAATGCTGTTACCAATATAGCTGCCATTGGCATTAGCCTTAATCCAGCCCGTAAGCAAGCTTATCTAGTTCCGCGCAAGAATGAAATTTGCCTGGATATCAGTTATATGGGCCTGCTGGATATCGCTATCGAAAGCGGCTCCATCAAATGGGGACAATGCAAGATCGTTCGTGAAAATGATCGTTTCGAACTGAACCGCCTGGATGAATTGCCTACGCATACGCACAATCCATTCGGCAAAGATCGCGGCTCTATTGTAGGCGTCTATATCGTTGTGAAGACGGCTGATGGCGATTATCTGACTCATACAATGGAGATTGAAAAAGTCTATGACATCCGTGATCGTTCGGAGTCTTGGAAGGCTTATCTTTCCAAGAAAGTTACCTCTCCATGGGTAACTGATGAGGAAGAAATGATCCGCAAAACTTGCGTCAAGCAGGCTTATAAATATTGGCCTAAGACCGAGAGACTGGACAGTGCCATCCATTATCTGAATACAGAAGGCCATGAAGGCTTGCAGGATATCAACCAATCGCCAGAAAAACCTGCTGATTGGATTGATGTGATGCCTTTGATTATCGAGGCAAAGAGAACATCTACAGATGCTGATGCTTTGGCATATTGGAAAGCGAACAATGGCCGCTTGGCAAAGCAGCCTGATGACCATGCGAAACTGAAGAATGCAATTTCTGCGCATCGCCAGTCTTTACGCGATGCAGAGGCGTCTCAAGTAGTTGATGCTGAAGTCAAAGAAGTGAAGAAAGAATCCAAGAAAGAATCAACAGAATCTCCAGATGCAGATTTTGTGGCCGGCCTAGATGCTGGTAATGGCGACTACATTCCGCAATAGGAGGCATCATGCGATTTATTGAATGTCTACAAGGTAGCGAACTGTGGCTTTCATCTCGTGCTGGCCTTTGCACAGCATCGCGTTTTGAAGATGCCATAAGCGTTCTGAGTCGTGCAAGCGGTGCAAAGAAAGCTGGTGATCCCACTGCTGTATCTGACCGGTATGCGGCTGATTTAGCAATCGAACAGATAAGCGGTAAGCCTCACGGAGAACCTCCTAAATCATGGATTCTTGATCGCGGCCATGAGATGGAAAAGGCGGCTCGGCGTTTATATGAAGCTCGCACAGGATACTTTGTTACTGAAGCTGGTCTTTGTGTTGATGATGACGGCTTCGGATATTCGAGTGATGGACTTGTAGAAGAAGATGGGCTTTTGGAAATTAAAAGCCCTATTGATTCTACCAAGATTATTGAAATGTTCCAGACAGGCGACGTTTCAGAGTACATCGCTCAATGCATGGGCGGACTTTGGATCACTGGCCGGAAATGGATTGATTTCATCTACTACGTTCCTGATCTTGAAAAGGTCGGCAATGACTTGCACATCAAACGAATCCATCGGGATGATGCGTTCATAGATGACATGGTAATAAAACTGGCTTTATTTATGAGCCGCGTCCAGAAATACAAAGAAATTTTATCAAATACCGAGAGAAAGTAATCATGACAATAGAAATCTTAGATGCCGAATCGAAAGGCATTGCCGCATATAAACCGTTCTATGCTCAGTTGGAAGAACTGAAGAAGGACAATGCCTCACTGGTATTCGCCTATGAGACTCCAAAAGGCAATAAAGAAGCGCGCAGCCATATCTTCAAATTACGCCAGTCCAAAGCAGCATTAGAGAAAGCGCGTAAAGAAGAAAAAGCGGAATCTCTCGCCTATGGCAAGCGTGTCGATTCTGAAGCTCAAATTATCTCTGCTGAGATCGAGTCGATGATTCAAGTTCATCAAGTAAAGATTGATGAAATTGAAGAACGCGAAAAATCCCGAATTGATGGTATTACCTCACGGATTGAATCGATGCGCCGGCATGGTGACATGGATGAGAAATCGCACGAATTCGCAGAAAGTCTCAAATCTCTGATGGCGATTGCGATTGATGAATCTTTCCAAGAATTCGCTAACCAGGCTGCACAAGTCAAAGATGCTCGCTTGATTGAACTACGAGATAAACATGACAAAGCTGTAAAGGCAGAAGCTGAGGCTGCTGAATTGCTGAGATTGCGCCAGGAAGCAGAAGAACGCGCAAAGAAAGATCGTGAAGATGCTATTGCTAAGGCTGCAGAAGAAAAAGCAAAGCGTGAAGCTGAAATGTACTTGGCAAAGAAAGAAGCCGAAGCAAAGCAAGCTATTGCCGATGCTGAAGTTGCAGCAAAAACAGAACGTGAAGCAGCAGAGCGACGAGAACTAGCATTGAAGCTTGAGGCTGAAAATGCAGAGCGCCGTATCCTGGAAGAACGGGAACGCGCAGAGAAAGCAGCAAAAGAAGCATCTGAACGTGCAGAACGTGAAAAACAAGAAGCCATCAAACGCGAACATACTCGCATTGCTGCTGAAAAGAAAGCTGAAGAAGAAGCTACTGCTAAACGCGAAGCGAACAAGAAGCATCGAGCCAAGATCAATAATGAAGCTTTGGCTGGATTCACTGAAGGTGGATTCACAGAAGAACAGGCAAAATTGGCTGTGTCTTTGATCGCTCAAGGCAAAATCAAGAACGTAGCAATTAGTTACTAATCCAACGTAATATCAATCAAGGGGAAATAAATGAATATCAATGATCTGACTATCGGTCAAGTTAAGCAGCTGACAGCAATGCTCAGACCATTTGACGATGTAGTGAATGCTGAACTACATCCAATGGTCGGTAAGTACTGTATTGCTCGCTGCTATGCGGCCGGTGTGCATGCGGGCATCGTGCAAAGCGTGGATGGTGAAAATGTTATCTTGTGTGATTCGCGTCGCTTGTGGTCATGGAAGGCAGCAGACGGAGTGGCGTTATCAGGTGTTGCTCAGAACGGACTGGCATCTGGACAAAAAGTTGATGTTATCAATCCAGTCATTTATCTGACTGGTGTTTGTGAATTGATCCCGGCCAGTGATAAAGCAAAAGGATCTATTCATGACTACAAATAAAATTTTCCGTACAGGCTCCGGCTACGGCTACGGCTACGGCTCCGGCTCCGGCTCCGGCGACGGCTACGGCTCCGGCTACGGCTACGGCTACGGCTCCGGCTCCGGCTCCGGCGACGGCTACGGCTCCGGCTACGGCTACGGCTCCGGCGACGG